TTTGGAAGTACGCTTTGTTCTCAATCTTATATTTTGCCAAATCGTCTGGATGAACAAACCCATGAGGCGTAGAGCAAATAGTGGCTTTCTTATTAGAAACACCATTGATTTGATTCTTAATAACCTCAATAGCAGTTTCAACGCCAAAATTCATAACTTGACCATCTGCTTGGACTTCTTTTCTCTTCGCACTTGAAGTGGTTTTACCGCCAGTGTGTACGATAAATCGATTGTAGAATCTCCATGCTTCTCCACCTGCTTGTTTCACAATTGGGTGCATGTTTGAATTATCTAACCATACCTTATTTACTGAGGTTATACTCATATTATAAGGAAAATCAATTCTTCTTGTTCTTGTAATTTTCTTGAAAAATGATTGGAATGCTCTCTTCATAATACCTGCATTCCATTGGTTATTGCCAACCTTAGACATTACACTGGCAAAGCAATCTACGGTTCCTACTGAATCCCATACGAACAATATGTCTCGTTCCAATTCCCCTAATAATACCTTATCTGCGAAGTCATTGAATAGTCTCGCAACATCTTCAATGACGGCAACCGTTCTCAATGGCTTAGTAGTCATCTTACCTGCTTTATAATCGAACTTCTCATACATAGAAACTAAATCATAATCTTGGAAGAATAAAAAGTCTCCTTTAATATCCTCTTCTCCATTAGCATTAATAAACTCTTCAAATTCAATACCAACACTTTTAGCGTAATCCCATGACCAGTTTCCTTCCGTATCAACAATAATTGGGAATGTACCGACCTTTTGCGCAGCTACTACAGCTTCGTACATTGCGGTAGACTTACCTGTATCACTAAACCCAATAAATTGAGAACCGAACCCAATTGGTATTCCTGGTACTCCTAATGCTTTATTATACCCATCTGAGAACTTAAGCCAAGTAATTGGCTTCATTTTCTGTGATGTTTCATCAATACCCATTTCTTTCTTAAAGGTGGTTGGGTCGTAAGGGTTTTTTTTAGTCTTCTTAGTTGCGTTTTTTTTAGTTGGTCTAGCCATGTGTGTTAAAGTTTTTAGAAAAAAAGAGTGGCAATCAAGCCACTCTTTTTTTGATTATCGGGAGTACCATTTAGAATGGTAGGTCATCGTCCACGATTGTTGTTGTTGTTGATGTAGGAGCCTCTACGGTTGCTACTGGTGCAGCTTCTGTTTTAGTTTCCGTTGCCGTACTAGGTGCCACTAATGTGTTTGGTACTACCAAATCATCGTTTGCGTTACCGCCTACTGTCAGCTCAGATTCTAATCCAGCATTGTTGTTAGCTACTGGTCGTTCTTCCATAGTATTCTTGTCTACCCACTTTGAGGCTTCTTTGTCATAATATGGTATTCCACCTCTAACAACGATTTCAAGATATTCATAAGTTCTTATACTATAAACATCTCTCCATGTCTTCTTATCGCCCAACCAAAGTGTCTTAAGGTCAGCGTTTTCAGTAATTACACTTTCAGTCAACGGAACTACTCCTTGAACAGTTGGGAATCCTTTGTCGTTTCTTGCGATGTTGACAATTAAATCCATTCCTGTATCAGGATTTGCGATGTCTCTCTTCAACGCTTTATATAGGCTGTAGATTTTATCGTAAGTACCTTCTTTCTTGTAGTTTTCAGCGAATCTCCAGAACTTAGGTCCATCTTGCTCGTTCTCTCTGTCAATAACTTTCGTTACGAAGAATTTACGAGAGTTATACTGCTTCGCTTTTTCCTTGTCGGTGTCTTTTCCAGTCTTAAGTAAGATTGCTCTTGCCTCGCAGAATGGACAGTCGTCTTCCTCATCATTATACTTCAAGCAAGGGAAGGTTTTCCATTGGTTGTCTAGTTTGAAACGATGACCATGCATGATTGCAAATGGTGTTGATTCTCCTTCAAGTGCTGGAAGAATTCTAATAGTCTTCTCACCTGAGTCGATACCGTCTTTAAGATGTGTTGTGAAATAATTTTTCAGGTCGTACTTGTTGTTTGACCTTGGCTTAGTAGTCTCGTCATACTGAGCCAATAATGCTTCTAATTGTTTATCCATGATGTTGTTGTTTTGTACGTTGTTTAATGTTAATGTACGTTGTTTATTATTTATGTTCGAACTATTATAAATATAGTAAACTACCTCTAAAAGTCAAGTAAAACCCTAACTTTTTTCAATTAATTTCTAACAATATTTTAGTTTGAATTTAACTGTTACAAAGATACACAATTAATTTGGATTTGTCAAGCGCCTAACGAAAAAAAGTGGGAAAAATCCCACTTTCTAACTCGTATAACATTATACTTTCTACTGTTCTATGTCTTCCTCATCATAATCCGCAGTGAAGCTCTTCCTAATTTCATTAGGTGAGTAATTATCAACATCACTTTGCTTCAATACATATTCTTTCTTTTGACCATTGATGTTCTCTTCAGGTCTTGCCACTTTATCTTCGTTGTCCAACCAATAATCACTCAATTTTAAATTATAAGGGTAAGAGTCTAAAGACCTCATTTCAATTTGTTCTTCAGGTGTTGGGTTACGTCTTTCAATATCAAGCTCTAAGTCGGTAACTTTACCACCTAATGCTTCTATATTTGCACTAAGACCATCCATCTTAGATAGTTGTCCTTGCAGCGCATTAAATTGATTGATGAGGTTGGCCACGTTAGCGTTTGTCTCATCAGCCGTCATCTTAGCTTCTTCTGTACTATTTACCAAGTCGGTAACATCTAATTCCACTTCGTCTTCGGCTGGTGCTTCTGGCATTGGTTCATCTGGTATTGGTTCATCTGGTATCGGCATTTCTTCCTCACCACCAAACTCGTCTTCGGCTGGTATTGGTTCATCCTCAATACCCAAATCAGCTTCAATATTGTCTACTTCACCGCCCAAATCCACATCTCCTTCTGGAGCATCTTCACCACCTTCTGGTTCGTCAACATCCAATTCGGCTTCAACATCCTCATCATCTTCGTTTACAATAAACGAATATTCAGTAAGGAACATCATCTTCTTAGCAGATTCAGCAATAAGCGTATCTAATTCTTCTTGTGTTTTTTTAGCCATTACGTTAATAGTTGTCTTCCATCGTCAGTTATCACCTTCTTGGTTCTAACCACCTCGATAAGGCTTTTATCATTCTTAATAATGCAAACATCATCCTTGCATTCAAGAGTCTGCGTGTTGTCGTTGGTTTCCTTTAGGAAATCATCCAACTTGTCTAAGTCTATTTTCTTGTCTTCAGCCATGTTAAAAGAGTTTATTCAATCTTATTATACATATAAATATCGGAAAATCAACTAAAAACTCGGTCTATGTCGTTTATTATCAGTTTTTCACCATCAGACATAATCATCATATTTTGGTATTTAGACCAATCTACACTTATACTTGAGTGATTTATGTTTCCAGATAAGTCTGGATTTTCGAATTCTATTAGCTTATTCAGCCCATTAATCGTATATAACGCATCACCCTTTTTATGTATCAACAAAGCATTAGGAAATACCTTACCGAAGTTCACTTTTTCATCTTGGTTGATAGAATAACGATAAGTCATTATGAACTTGTCAGGCTCTGACAAGTTATCATATAAGAATACCTCTCTACGCTTCAATCCAACTCTACCATTTAAAAAACCATAGAACCACTCAATATTATCTGAGTCTACGAATGAAGCTAATAATACTTGTTTATGTGACATAATTAATTATAGAATATAGATATGGAATGTATCGTTCTTGATTATCAAATCGTTCCATATAATCTTTATATTCTATAATTATGTCCTCCTCAGTAAGAAAGACGCTTGAAATCTCTTTTAATTTAGATACCATTGTATCCCTATCTATACCTAAATATTCATAAAACATTATGTTGATACCATAAACCTTCCCATTAACACCCATATACATCATATCCTTGTTGTGATATGTAATTAGATTTCCACCACTTTTAATACTTTCAAACTTAATCTTATGGTCGGCCATAGTAGTCATGAGAGGGTCTACAAACTCATATTTAAACCCATCTAATAGTTTATCATAACAATACTGTTTGAAGTTCTCCACGTCCTCCATATGGTATTTACGTTGCTCCGTTTTTGTAAATGTCCAAAATGTACCATCACTCAATACTCTATCTAAAATATCTGTTTCGTCATCGGAAATATCATCGGCCAATGACATTCCAATAATAAGTTTTGGTAAGTCTGGAAATGATTTACTATCTTCATAGTTACCACATGGGAAATTATCTCCCATATCATAATCATCGCTTATAATAAATCCTAGATACATAGTGCAAAGATACTATTTTTTTCTGACGATTTCAATTGTTATACAAGATAAGTTTCAATAGGTGGGGTTGCTTGGGATAAGGCAATAGCATCAGCTAAGTTACCACTACCTTCTGTACCTCCAGAATCCCACCACGATATATGGAAGTGTTTACCACTGGCATTAACCGTAGGGTTAGAATATTCGTCTAAGAATCTAAACTTATTATTATTACCAGCAGCATAACCTTGTAATATCGTCTTAATATTAGCAACATCATTAGTAGATGAAGGTGAAATTACAAAATCGATAGCTCTCCCTTTTCTGTGTCTACTATCAATAGTTTTATGGAATAGGTCGTTACCGCCAGTTACTGTAATCATCAAATTAGGGTACTTAAATTTTATTGTACTGAATACTGATGATGATGCATTAGCCATAGATTGAGTGATGTCACCGTTATTGTCTAACTCACTACCTTTCTCCTTGTAACCTAATTCTTTTAATACTCGTCTAAGTCTATCAGCGTTTGATACCACATAAGAAGGTTGTAATTGATGTATAATCATATCAATAATACCCTGCCAAGCTGCCACCCATTGCTTGAATACAATCTTATCTGATTCTGTAGTACCACATTTCAATCCGCCACCTCTAGTGTTCAATTCCTTAATCGGTGGATTATTCTTCATGTTGTTGGCCGTACCAACTAACTTACCATTTTCAGGGTTACAAAGTAATTCTGTCGGGTTTGATTTGATAGTACTGTAACCACCTCTACCTTGTTGGTGAGATAAGTATATGTCAATAATATTTTTAGTGGTTATTGTAGATGGGTCTCCAACTCTTAGATTCTGAATGGCATAATATGCACCACCTAATGCTGATATGAAATCATCATACATAGAATTTTTATTATTGTTGTTACTCGATTTAAAGGAACTCCATTGGTTGCCTTTTACGGCTGGAGGTAGAATAAGTTTCTTATTGGTGGAATCAGTTGTCGCACCAAATGTTAATCCCAAGTCAAATACTTTAGCCTCAATTTTATTCTTAACGTCTATCGATGCTGGTCTACCGAATTGCATCAGCCCAAGGAATCCTGAATTGTTAGGTGCTCCTCTCTTCACTGTCCTATCTTGACCTACGGTTGATTCAATTACAGACATAGTTTTAAGTACAATTAATGGCACTTTAGTTATCTTAGAAACCTCTTCCAGTACGTCAGTATACGTTAACGCTATATCGTTACGTTTAGTATTAGAAGGTTTATTGAAGTATGCATTACTGAAGCTTCTACCTTGTACATAACCCAACTTGTAATAATTCCTAGTACTTTCATCCAATGTATCATCTGGATATACGATTTCAGTATCACCAGAAACTGGTTTAGGTTTATTATCATAATTTGTTTCGTCCAATGAGTATTCCAATGATTCTGCGCCATCAATTTCCCCAAGTAATTCTGTAATTTCAAATATACTATCAACCTTTGGTGGTTTAACGTCTCTAACCCTAACCCCCTTGAACTTAGTGGTCATGTGGTTAGGCTTAATTTTGTGACTAGTGTTAATAATAAGATATGCTCCACGGAACATGGGTATATTATTCAACTGAAAGTACATCATTGGTTGAATCAATGGCATTCCAAGTGCCTCTACTTCAGCACTGTATGACCTAGTTTGGTATACATTAAATAAGTTTTGACCAACATATGTAGACTTATTCTTATCACCAGATTTGCTAATATCATCGATGATGTGTAAACCTTCATCCGTTTCGGTGAATTCCTTTTGGTCTAACTTAATATCTTTAAAGTAGTTTTGATTTTGTTGTGCATAATTAACAGCAAATACTGGTAGAGACAATCCACCAGTTTTACTATCTGCCGATAAGTTATAGTCAATATTTTTCAGCGTAACTCCTTGTCTTCCAGATAAATCCAAACCATCATCTGGATAATCAGCATCAGACCCCAAATCTAAGTGTTTTGATAATTGACCAGCGTATACACACACAAAGCTAGGTCCTGCCGATAAGTTAGCACCATTACTTGCAATATCCTTGTACGAATAAGGTTCAAAAATTTCTCTCATCCCATCAATTGTTTTGAAATTAACAAACGTTGGTAAAGGTATGAAATTGAAGTTATTATCAGCCAGTATTCTGTTAATATAATCGAAAAATGATTGGTTATAGTTACTGGAAATCATATCTGATATAATCTTAGGATTAAGTAAGAAATCGTCTCCAATATCAGTGTAAGCTGCATTTAAAAAAAAGAACGTATCAATTAGTCCAACCGCAGGTCTTCCATCAGCAGCAGCCAAATTAGTACTAGCATCAGATATTTGACATGAAAGGAATAAATTATTTTGGTCATTATTACTACCTAACCATTTGTTATTCAATGCCGATATATGACGATATAAATTCAGTTTAATCGCTTTATTGGATGAGCTTTGGAAAACCTTGTTCTTGATAGATTGTTCGTCCTTAACTATTGCCTTATGCTTTTCGTGTAAGTCTTTATATTCTTGTCCTATCAAAGCCAAGTAATCGTTAGCCTTAGTAACGTCAATTGTAATTGCCTCAGTAGTAGCTGTAGATGTGTTAGGTCTAAACGTATATGGATTATAGTTCATAATAACTGACCTCTTCAGCATCAAGTCTACTACTCGTCTATTAACTGGAGTATCTTCGACCATATCTAAATTATACCATACTGGTTCAACACCTTTATTATATTCGTCACAATCTAAATCTTTACCAAACGAAAATATCTTAGGAGTTGCTCTATGATAGTTCAAATTACCCAAACTTGGGTTGACTAAGGCATTTGTACCCATAGGTGAATCTCCATTAATTACACAAATATCTGGGTCAGTGATATTGTTTCGTCCTGTATTAACCCAATCATTCATGAATGCAGCGTCACTATTAGTCCCAACGGCTGTTATCTCTTGACCTACTGGAGTTATATATGTTTCCAATCCTTCTTTAATCACAAGCCACTCATTCTCCACGAACAATAAGAACTTATTCAAGAACTCTTCTTTTACTTGTTCTGGCATGTGCATTATAGTATCCTCTATTGCTCTATACGTTGCCGTATCACCTTCATCACCACAAAGAAGCATGGTGGGTCCTTGGAGGGCTGGAGATGTTAGAACACCAGTGGCATACCATAATTCTTTAGTTGTTGGCCACGTTTTAACAGTAGGTACTGGGCTTATTATATTACCATTATATTGTATTTTAGTAATAATAGGGTCTTTAGCATTGTCTATAAAATATTTATCTCGCCATAATAGACTACCAATCCAATATATCCAAGATGAAGGTACCGATACGAATCCAGAATTAGATGCTAACGTTCCAAGAATTGTTCTACCTTGCGTACTAGTATTTGTGAATATTGGTGTTTTCATTCCAACCATTGGGAATGTATTGACAAATAAAAATGCCTTAGATAAATCCTCCTCTTCAGATGCTGCTTGTGCATAATATAGAGCACTACCAAATAGTGATTGGGTTGTGATTTCCGAACCACTTCCTTTTTTATCTGCAAACCCAAATTCCACTCTATCTACCACTATACCAGTTGTACCAGTAACTAACGCATCATTAATTAAGCTTTTATTTTCACCAACATTTAACTTAGATAGATTGTTCGTGTCTCCAGACCTAACATCGACAAGACCAGACGCTCTTCTCAACATAGTACCAGTTCTATCTTCAACATTATTAGAGATATTACTGTCCATATAAAATGCAGGCATCATTAATGAATTCCCAACGTCATTTTTAATATTATCAAGATTTGAGTTTGGGTACCCACCACCAGCTTTAACCTCAAAGAATTCAGTAACACCAAACTTAGTATCAAGAGGGTTTAACCCTTTAATAGGTGCATCCTCTTTAAGACCATTTTCAATATTACCTTGCTCTGCTCTTGTTCCTGGCTCATACTTCTTATCGTAGTCCTCCTTCAACTTTATTATATCATCCAAAGGCATACTAAAGGCGTAATTCAAATATTCTTTACGGTCTAATATTTTAACATACTTAGCACCGTCATCCACTTTAATAGTGTCTATATTCCCATTAATGTAATTACCAGTAAACAGTGTTGTATTACCCAAAGACTTAAGCTCTGCATCGGATTTAAGCTTTCCAGCAGTATAAAAACTTTGACCGTCAAAGTCACCATTTATAGGAATATACGCTCGTTTATTATCGGAAATGTATTTGTATTGATAGTTACCACTAATTTCTGTCATATATGGTATAGCTGAAGTACCACCAGTATAGTTATTAATATTATTAGAACCTTTCTTGAAGTGTTCTATAATTGCATTACTAGTAGAATAATTAGTAGCTATGGTATCCCTCAAAACCATTTCTCTAGTACCATAATACAAGTTATTAGCCTCAATCTTTGCCATGTATTGGATTAGTTCAGTGTCAATACTATCATTGGCCGTACCCAAATACAAGAACGTTCTATACATAAGTTTACGTAGTAAATCATCTTCATGTTTTACTAAACCTTCCCTGTATGGATTAGTGGTTTGCCCTCCTACTTGAGAGGCTTTTGTGTCTATAGGTGTTAGGGCAAACCAATCAATATCAGTATTCAGCCTCAATGTCTCTGCGGTCAAGTCAGATTGTTTCGATTTTATGAACGCATTTAGTAAGTCTTCTATAAATGCAACTTCATTAACATCACTAGCTAACACCCTATCCCCCAAATATGTTTCCTCACCAAATTCATTATTAAATTCTGGGAAGGCGTATATGGTACTATTACTCGGCACACTTAAATTATTTCGACCCAAATTAGTTAAAGAGTCGTGTCTAGGTGTATTACTTGGCTCTTCTGCATCTGACGCTACTTGTTGAATTGTCATCATTAGCGCTTCACAGTGTACTGTTAGGATTCTAAAAATATTTCTGATTGATGGGTTGAAATTGCCACTAAGTTTAGCAACGTTCCTCAATTTAACCGCCAAATCCGATTTGGTCTGGACTTCTAATTCTTTATTTCTATTGTTAATTCTATTGAATTCCTTGCTAGCATTGAATAGGTCATAAAGGGTAAATTTAGCATTATCATCAGGTATACCACTTTCAAATCTAACAACTAAGTTATTTGCGTGATTGGTATCGTCACCAGAGCCTCCTTTTCCACTTAGGTTATAATCATCACTATCATCAAAATCTTGGTATGTATCAATTCTATCATTAAAAGCAGTTACAATTACATGGAATTTTTCCTTTGTAATACTAGTAGATTTAATTACCTTTTTAAGCTCATCTACCTTTTTATCTACTTCTTCATTATATGAACTAACTAAGTTTTTAACTTCATCTCCATCTGTCATAACCGCCAACCACGTTTCTCCATCAGAAATCAATTGTTTAGAGTCACCTATTTGAGCTTGCTTGAAAAAGTCGGATTGTAATCCTTTAATTTGAGCTAAAATATTGTTAGCTTTATTTATTCCCAATAACTTTTTATAGGTCGGGTCAGTTTGTTTAAATTTTTTTATTTCTTCGTTGAACTTTGAAATGCTTGCAAGCATTTCATCGATTGTAATAATTGGGCTGTTAATTGTTCCATCAGAACTAATAGTTTCGAATCTTGTTTTTAACAATTGAAATTTTTCACCACCTATCGTAGTATAAGGAATAGCCTTAAGGTAACCCATAAGAATATCTGTTAACATAGCATATGTATATCCTATGAACTCCGCTTCAATTTCGAAATTACCAGTCTTAGAGTTAAATTCACCATTCCACTTGGTCATATGAAGACAATACATTACTGCTTTACCATAATACCCTTTAACCTTCAAACGGAATATTGGGTATGGTAATTCGAAGAAAACATTATACTTTGAGCTTGTACCTCTGGTCAATGCTCCACCACGAATGTCAGTGAACTTGATTTTAACTAATGGAGCGTAAGAAGTGTTGAATCCTATATCTATATCGGTCATTCCGAAGCCCTCTAAGCTATCATCACTAGGTTTAATGAAAGTAGTACCAATTTCAGTATAACTTGTCGTTAGTGAGCGTTTTCCACCATTACCCAATGGGCTTCCTTCCAAAAATGAAATGGAGCCACTATTATTGCCCGTGGTTTTAACACCACCGCCACCAGTAATTGTTGACCTCGCTTTACTATCTGTGGTTAATTCAACCAAGATACTCAAATCCTCTGGATTTATATATTCTTGACCATCAGGGTTAGGGTCGATATATAATGTTCTCCCCCTATCTGTTACTGGTTTCTTATGATTACCCATATAAGTTCTTATATTCTTCTACTGCATTCACGTACCGTTCTACCGCACTATTGTATGGGAATGGTACTCTTATAACATCTCGGTCTTTAATATCGAACTCCATACCACCATATTGGGGGTTTGCAAGCATAATAAGGAAACCATGATATGGGTTATTATAATACTGTTGACTCACTTTGTCAAGTCTTGTCTCTCCAAGTTTGTAAATTACTTGTTTATCACTACTCAGAACAGGTAGTTGAAGTCCAGGAATTGGTTTAACTGAACCATTAGTTCTAAATTCTGCGTATCTATCAAAATATTCTGCCATTAGCTTTTAACAATTATTATTAATCACATCATCTAAGAGTGCATTGTAATTTTCATCAGTTATTAAATCACCTGCCACCACGCCACCACAGTTAACTTGGGATACCGTGTATGTAATACTTTTATTAATATTTACCGAGCCAGAAGAAAGTTTAAGTCTAAAGGTTGCATGTTCATCACCATCCATAGCTAATAACATTTGTCTCCAAGAATTGCCACTTTCAATAGAGGCAACGTTATTGGTTATTGAAATCTGACCTGTTGCAACATCAATATATGCAGAATTATAATACACCTGCAACTTAGCATTATACGGTTTAGTCAAGTTAGTGAGGTTTGCACCTAGGACACATTTTATATACCCATTACTTAGAGTTTGAAGTGTCATCAAACTCGCATCCAATACTTGCTTATCTACTGTATCTCCAGTGCCACCATCCGAAACTGGTGGATTTGTCCCTGCACCTCCAGTAGTACCATCTACATCATCAGCAAGACTTACTTGGTTAACATCTGGGTCATTCGTATTATTACTAATACCCGATTGCTGTTTTTTTGCAGGTGGAAATGGAGTATTAGGGAATTCTCCCTCAACATATTCTCGACCCGAATCATTAGATACTTTGATACTATCAGCTCTTGGGTCATAAACCTGAGCATTTGCAAAGTAGTTGAAGCTAACTGCGTTTTGTAATTTATTAATAGGTCCTTGTAGACTTGAACCTCCAAGAAACGCGAAGTTAAGGTCAACAGTACATATCATTGGTTGGACACCTACACCCTCTGGGTTTAAGTCCCAAACTAATGGTTCATAACTGAAGTTTAATGTATCAATTACAATTTTAGTATGATAGAAATCACCGATTCTTAAAATACAAACTGGTGGCCTACCGAATGCTAAATTATCTGGTTTACTCAAATCATTCCCACTGAACTCATCTGTTTCTGTAAAGTGAGTAGGTCCTTGTCTTGTACACTGTTGTAGGAAGGTTAATCTTGAGTTAAATCCTTCGGGTGTAATTGAATGAAAGCTTGGATGGAAGAAATGAATCTTCTCAGCTAAACTATCATAAACGAATTTATCATTCTCTTGTAGTTTTTGAAAGAATCCAATCTCATTATAAAATCTCGCTTTTAATCTATCCGTAAATTCAATTTCAGCAGCATCATCAACTACTGTTTTCTTACTTGGGTTTAATTCCTCTGCCAATTTAGCATCCCATTCAAATTTAATCGTTACTTTTCTACCAGCCTTTGCCGCATCATATTGAAGTATGTCTGGGTCTGCTGGGAAATTAGGGTCTGGTGAAGGAACCATGGCAGGACCCAACACGCCTGTAGTACCGCCATTGACGATTCTTTTATTTACAATAGGGTCATTTGGGTCTAATATTTCGTCTTTGAACCAGTCATATACTGCACCTAATCTATCAGATTTAGTTTGGTCACTTTCTAAATTATTACCATATACCGTAAGTGTAATTTTACACGCTGGACACTCATTTCTAAGTGAATTTTGTAATTCTGTAGTGAGGTCAGAATTTATTTCAAAATTATACCCATAATTGGTATTGTCATCTATTGTATAACCACCGTCAGATTCGTAAAATATCAAACCAAAGTTTTCCCCTTCTGGGTCATCCTCAATTTCATCCCCATTATCATCCAAACCATTCTCATATCCTAAACTCATTAACTCAGACATAGTTAGAGTTTTATCGTATGGAAAATATACACTGAATTTAGATGGTTCTGGTTGTGGTACATCGTTTACCTCTTGGATAATTGAATTTTTAGCCAATTCCACTGTATTTAATTCGTCTGGACTTAAGTTACCAGATACTCTTGGGTCTAAATCTTTTGCACCAGCAAAGAATGAATTAATAATATCATTATGTTCACCTTTAAGACTATTCACATAGGCTGGATGGTCAATAATTATTTTGAATTGAAGATTACCTGTTCTTTCAGTATTATTATACGTATATATTGGCTCACCTCTACCAATGAAATCCGTCTTCTCCCAATTTATATTAGTATTATCCACAAAATTCATTTCATATGGTGGAAACCACATAATTCTACCACGTTTTCCGTTGGTAATGTCTCCAGGTCCTACCTCACTTGGTATTAACTTTGTAAGGTCATCAGCCCAAGCTAAATTTTCAATTGAGAACATGAAGTTCCTTATTTTACTATTCTCTTGCTCCGAATAAGCTCCATCTTCACCATCAAATGGTGCAATTCTAACAAATCCATTATCATCCAATACTGAACCAACTAAATTTCCTCTCTTATTCACACCAGCATTTGGGTCTAAACCTGAATGCTTTTGTAATTTATCTACACCATCATATCTATCAAACGTAGTCCAAGTTCTGGAAAACATTTTTGAAGGGTCTGTTTCAATATCTTGACCATTAAACTTTCTTATTGCACTACCTTTTGACATGTAGCTGACTCCTTCAGTAGTAACTACTGAACTATTAATTTCAGTTGGGAGTTGTTCAGTATATTTAGTCGTCATAAGATTTATCATCTTACTTGAGTTATTGAATAGTGCTTGCGTTTTGGACAATAACGTTTTCTTTTGGAAGTTAGCACCTCTGGTCGTCATAGGCACTTTTGGGTCGTTCCACGCAAATGGAACGCCTGCCCCACCACCTTGCTGCGAGTCTAAGGTGGTTTTAAGGTCTTCTAAACCAATAAAACCAGAATTAGCTATCATACCACCCCTTTGGTAATTACTTTGCGATATTGGATTATTCTCGCTTCCGTGAAGTAAGTCAATTACACCACCCACATTATCAGAAAAAGCATAAATATTCGGATTAATACCACCATTTGGATTTTTAGGGTCAATAAATCCTGGAGCATAACCACTCTTCGTAGCATTACTATTACGTAGGCTGGCCTGAAGGTTTGCGAATAACGCTAATACTTGACCCCTACCAGAGTTGTCAATTTGGCTATTCCCTCTTGTTATGTTTGGTACAGGGTTTTCAGCCTGAAATATAGATGAGCTTCGTTCGAATAGACTTACTGGCGCTTTTACACCTAAAATCTTTTCAGTATAATTGAGTAGTTTTCCACCACCACCTTTACCTACAGTAATCGAATAGTTAGGCACTATAATACTATTACCCATCATTACACTTAAAGGGTTCATATTAATATTACCAAGAGTCTCTTCATATAGATTAGCCCCCACATTGGCTTGAATAGCAAATGCTAATTGATTTGCCGCTATTAAACCTAAAGGTGTCTCATTAGAATCGATATTTCTATTATTCAAAATACCTTCTATCTCAAAATATGGATTAGGTGAACCTATTTGACTGGTATTAGGTAATACTCCACCTAATAAACCATCAATTATACTTGAAGCAGTACTGACTACTCCACCACCTGCAATACCCTTAGTCTCTTCTAAATAATTGGAGTAGTTCTTATTGGTTACAACAGGACTTGTTATAATATCTTTCAATAATTGAGCGTCAAAATCAAGATATTTAGACTTGGTTGTTAGACTCTTTCTATATTCTTCAGATTGTTTTAGATTTTTATTCGCATCATCTTCTGAATATGGTTGAGGTACGGTATTTGAATCTAATGGTTGATAAGTTTTGATGTCAATTACTTCGGTAGTACCCAAAGAATTCTTGTATTTATTATTGATTATTAGCAAATCATTACTTAGACTACTATTTTCTAATAAGTTAGCCTGTTGTACACCATATTTACCCACATTGGACTCTACTGCACTTTGATTGACAATTGAGATTTGTGTCATGTCATCAAGTGTCCCTTGGTATTTATTATTTATAATAAGTAAATCTTGGTATAGTGCAGCAGTATCCTCTAAATTTGAGGAAGCTTGTACACTTTGTGTGGTTTCACCAATTGATGTAAAATTTCCAATATTGTACAGTAATCCAGATAGACCATTTTCAGTAACAGTATCTGAAATAATATTTCTGGCAAGAAGTGCCTCTCTTATACTTGGTGATAGCGAATTAATATCCATAACAACTCATAGGTTTGTATATAAATACTAATGGTACGCAAAATTTGTTGGAAGTAAATGACTATGGTTCAGAAAAACGACACAATAATCTTATATAATATTATATATATAACTATATAATAGATACTACACGTAGTGTTATTTAATATTAATCTATATATATATTTTGCCGTAGGCTTGGTTGCCCTTCGGGTATTCTACCCCCTGTTGTCCCCCAAAGACTTTACAAAGTAACACATTTATTTTGATAAAGTCAAGTAATTTACCAACTAATATCAACTAAATGATTTACATAGGGTTAGGATTTAATTTTCCACCACCAATATCAATTCTGAGCTGCTCTTGTATTAACTTTGTGATTTCTCGTATAAAGAAAGGGTCTTTGGCCAAATCAATATTCATATTGTCTCCATTAGGAATGTCAACTTGTATCTTACCTTCAATTTTTAACTTTCCGAATTCAATTTTCCCAGAGGTAGAACCACCATCTTTAGACGTCTTGACTATATCGTCAATCTTTCCCTTATCGGTAGAGGCTACTAACCCATCATTCATTTGTAAGAACTTATCTTGGGGGTTGAATTTTATTATACCATCATTCATGATGTTAGCACCAACATCACCTACTTTATCTCCAATAAAATCCCCACCAAGTCCACCTAAAATACCACCAATAATACCACCAATTACGGTACCTACTACGGGAACTACACTACCTATTGCTGCACCTGCGGCAGCACCACCCCAAGCACCTAAACCAGCGCCAGCACTTCTAGCTACAGTCCTTCCAACATTTTCACCATCACTCATTCCAGCGTCAGCGTTAGTTGTCCATTCATTATACCCACTCAAACCAGCAGAGAGTACTCCACCTCCAATAGCCCCACCACCTTTAAGGTTCTTGGCCATATTTTTCCCCATTCCAAGTTTACTTGCCATACCTTTACCTACACCAGTAGCGCCATTAGGCATCATACCCCCACCTCCACCTGTAACGGTATTAAACCCCATACCAAGCATTTGTCCGTTGGCGAACCATTTACCAGCATTGAAGAAAATAGTACCCCCAGCCGCAATAGCTAACGATAGTTTAGGGAATTCTAGTACGAATCCACCAACAGCGCCAATAAATTTACCAATACTCTCACCTAAATCCCTAACATTATCTAAGAATTCCGACCCCTTCATTTGTTCTTGGAATTGAATCATAGGTTGAACTAGCCCAGTATTTAATGCCTCTATGAATGGTAGTGCAATCGTTTTAAATTGCATCAGTAAATTGTCAAACGATTGGTCGAATGTTTGTGATTGTTCAGCTCTATCTTTAAGTGATTTTTGTTCTCTACGATATGTCGCCATATCAGCCGCCTTCATATCGCTCAATAATTGTTTCTTACCGTCAAATGTTACCATCCATTCGCCAGAATCTTTGTCGAAATTAGCCATATGTGCAATCATCTCTCGGTCTTCATCTTCAACTTTGAAATTGACTTGACCTTTCAACATATTAAACTTAGCTGATTGCTTCGCCATCTCTGCCATATTCTCAGCACCGACACCCGTAATCTCGCCAATCTCTTTAATTCTATCTAATTGTAGTCCAGTGATATCAAATTCGCCAGTTTTCTTATTAAATTGAGCAAACTCAGCCGTAGCGTCACCCATATCCTTAGCAAAACCTTCAAAGTCATTTCTAGCCTTGAACATTAAAACAAACGGGTCACCTAATTTGGCCATGTCACCACCCATAGTAGCTAATCTAGCGGCCATCTCAACAGCACCTTCAGGTCTGAAAGCTTTATCAGCCATATTAGCTACACCTTCCATATCCATCTTTATTAGTGCGGCATATGAAGCCATAGAAGCCATACCTTTCACCCCACCTTTAAAGTGATATTTTTGAGCTAATTTAAGTGTCTTACCTAACTCCTTAATCGCACTGTTTGCATTAACCCCCATCTTGTGGGCTATATCAACAGTTTCTTGTATACCATCTCTAGAAGCTTCAACACTAAGTCCAAAATTTTCCATAGCGGCAGCCATGCCTACAGCACCGTCCATACCAAGCATAGTACCTTTACCGATTTCTGCCATCGCTTGAAGCTCATCTTCACTCATGATTAATCCACGACCAATTTCATCAGCATATCCTCTTTGAGCTATTGCTAAATCACTCACGCTAACACCAAGTTGTTGGGTAGATTGAGACGCATTCATCATATTTTTACCGAAGAACTTAGATTGGTTCGAAAGGATACCCATAGAAAGCTCTGCCTTCTTAATTTCCTTGGACATCTCAAGGGCTTCAAATCCTTTAACCCAACCGTAGAATTTCTCTGCTAATCCTGGGAGATTATTCCATACTTGACCCATTTGATTATAGGCAAGTGTCATACCATTAGCTTGGTTGGCTATCTGTGTTTGTGTTGCTAAAGTTGCTTGTGCTGTTACTAAATTAGTTGCCGTAGCTGCCGCCAATGCTTGGGTTGCAGTTAATTGACCTTCTAATGCGTTACGCCTAGCAATTGCAGTGGTTAAGGCTGCACCAGTTAACCCATGCTCCTCATCAATTAATGTTTTACGTTGTTCTGTGAGCGTATTTATTTGCTCGGCAAGTTTTATTTCTTGGTCTTTAAGATGCTTTATTCGGGCTTGTTCTTGACCAATAGCCTTAATACCTTGAAGATACCCTGAGACGCTTTTTTCCATCTTAGCAGTTTGCTCGGCATTCTCCTTGACAATACGACCAATTTCCCTTAATTCCTCTTTACTATACTTAGCCATTAGCTTCTAATTCTAATTGTTGCTTTAATATTACTCTTATCAACCCCACCTATTGAATTCTCAATCTTACCAACTACATTAACTCGGTAGATATTAGTATTCTCTTGGTCTAATAGAAGAACACTCCATCTCTTTTTGTTGGTATTACTACTCACGATGTATGTCTTACCAGTATCTTTGTCTTTTCTAACTGTACCAACGTGGTCTTTTCCACTTGGTAGAGTAAAATTATTTTTTCGGTCATCAAAATTGAAATTAATATCCTCTCTGAATATAAACGTAAGTTTTCTACCGTTCTTAATATTTTTGAACTGGTCATTATTGATTTCTTCATCACTATCATTATCCAATCCTTGTGATTTGAATTTAGCCAATATTTGATTAGCTGTGGCAATCCCAACTGGTTCTCCAGCATTTATGAATCCCATGAGTTTAGGTTGTTTATAAAAAGTATCTCTAAGTGTTGGGTTAGACATGATTGTATTTATAATCTCATCTTTAGACATTGTATCGGATAATTCACCACTATCACTAGTTGGGCTAACGTTCTGAATTTTACTATAGTAGTCCCCCCAATCTGTAACATTTGATAGTGTCATTGGACTACCAGACTCATTGTAGAATATAAAATTCACACCCATTTCTACCATATCTGAAGCTTCTAAGCTGGAAATATCAAATTTAAATGTAAATATCTGACCCTTTAATGGGTCATAAGTTGCTTTGTTTGAACCATTTGCAGAGATTAATTTAAGCTTTGCTTCATCACTAGTCTTTTCTAATACTCTAAATAATATACTGGTACCATCATCGATTTCAAAGTGATATCTATCGTCCACCTTCATAGTATCCAGACCACTTAATACATCAACCAAGTTGAACCCAATGTTATCATCGTCATCGTCTGTTTCTCCACTACCAACCGTATAACTATGTTTTAATTCACCATTAGCATCTAAAACATCTACTTTAGTTACATTATTAAACCGAAATCCTTTCTTGTCGCTTGGTGATTCAGTGTCTGTTTTAAATCGTAATAATGAAATATTATTATCATCCAACTTCTCGCTTTTAGGTAATATATATGTGAATGCGGTGTGTACCGAACCTTTATTCATATTTCTGAGGAATATTGAATTACCATCTTGAAAGGTTACTTGAAACATCATTTCATCGCCACCAGTGGTAAATTTAAGGATATTACCAACAACAAGTTTGCTGAAAATACCTTCAGTTATTTCCTCTAATACTAAATTATTAAATTGATTTTCGGTTATTTTGATTCTCATCTCTCTATAGTATAACTATAAATATCAGTTGAAGGTAAAACATTTAGTTTTGTCCACGAATCATATTACCTAATTTAGAATTTGGATTCTTTAACTCGGCTTTAAGCATATCGCCACCTACAGATGAAGTTCTTTCTCCCTTACTATTAGTCATAGAATTCTTATGCTGCTCTTCTTCAATATGCTCTCTTTTAGCACTTTGTTCATTGGTAAGTAGTGTCAATTGGTGACGTCTAGTACTAGTTTTCATAGCCATTACATCCTCCATGGTAAATCCTATGTGCTTAACGCACACGTACATCTCTTCCTCGAACCATTTCTGGTATTCAGATGTCAGGCCAAAAAAACTTGAGGTTAAGGGGAAGAAACGTGGTGACGGACTCACCCCCAGCCGCCTTCACCTCTATTTTAAGGTCAATTCCCGATTCAATTTCATCGATATAAGCTCGAAATGCTTTAATATCGGTTAATCTCATATTACTAATATAATCACTTAACCATAATGAATCATCATTACCATCAACAGATTTAATTTGTCTACTAAGAGTTAATGTTGACCTATTATTAATTTCTATACCAGCCTCTTGTTCATCAGACAACGTATTTTCTATAAAACTCTCATCTCCAACCGTTAAAAACTTGAACTTTAGTACGTTACCACTTTTAGGGCATGTGAACTCAAATAATCCATTTTCGTCTGGTTCAGCTCCAAGAGGAATATATTTCAATTCTGAAAGGTCAACAGTTTCTTCAATTATTTCACCAGTCTTACTCCAAACAGAAACTGGATACATATTACCAAATGCTGTACCTCTAAGCCAAATCATTATTGCATTCCTATCACCTAAGTGAAGGTCATTATAATTGAAGTTCGGCTCCAATATGTTTCTAGTCATTAGAATTTCTAAGAAATCACCGCTCTCAATCAAGTTAGGTGATGTAAGTATATTTTCATCTGAACCAGTCATATAGGAAACTTTAATTTTATCCTTAAGCCCTTTATATAGTTTTCCCTTTGAGGGTAAAGGAATAAGGTCAAATGGTGAATTCCACTTTGGAGTCATCAAACTACCATGTTTTGCTGCCAAGTCTGGGGCGTAAGCCGTTCCAGCCAATGGTGACACTGGTTGCGTTGATGCTACTGCCTCAATCGGTGCAGCTTGAAACTGTTCATTTTGTTTATTCATTTCTTCCATCTGTATACGGGTATCTTCAATCATTTTTTTGGCTGCAATCATTTCTTCATTTGAAATTCCTGATGCATGTTTTGTAGACACTTCCGCTTCTGCTTGTCCTCCCCCTTTAGGGAAAACTGTTGGTTTTTTTTCTGACATTATTAAAACGTTTTAATTAAATTGATTATTATTGACCTTCACTTTGGTCTTTCATATATTTTACCATTTCTTCGTATAGGTGTTTTGGAATATTTACCATTTCCTGTTCCTTAGACACTGATTTTTGATTGATAGGTTGAATAACCTCTTGAGATGCC